CTGCGTTTCCTCATGGTGAGCATGATGATTATGTAGACAGCACAACACAAGCTATGTTAAGATACCGACAAGGTTCTTTTGTAACTACTTATTCTGACGAGGATGAGATGGAAAGTTATAGAGAACGTAAATACGTATATTATTAAAAGGAGACGACATGTCAAAACTTAGAAGAAAATTAAAAAAAGCTGCACTTGCTGGAATAGCATTGTATGGTGCATCTAAAATGTTTGGGGCTGGAGCAAAGACTCCTACTGGTGCGGCTGCAAGTGCAAAGACACCATCATCATCAAAAAAAATTGGAAAAGTAAGAGTGGTTGATACTGGTTCAAAAACTATGGTTGGATCGCCAGTCAAAACTACAGTTGATAAAGATGCACTACCAAGAGAAATTAAAGAAAAAACTCAGAAGGTAGCTAAGACAAATGAGAAAATTAAAAAAGCTGTTGTTAAAAGAAAAGAAGCAGGAATGCTTCCAGCAACTATGCCAAAATCTGAAAGTCAGTATAATGCTATGACAAAAAAGAACTCTGGTTTAGGAATGTTTGATGGTGCTAAAAAAGGTAAGATGATTAGAGCACGTGGTGGTGGAATGGCAACACAAGGGATGAAACCAACAAAACTTTATTAATTTGAAATGGCTGAAATTGAAAAAGCATTTGAAGAGGAAATTATAACTCCTGATTCAGAAGAAGTCGATGTTGAAATCGACGGAGAAGAAAGTACAGCAGAAGATGTAATGTCTGCAATTGCTGATACTTCTGAAAAATTTTATTCAAATCTTGCAGAAAATATGTCCGATGATGTTCTTCAAAGAATATCAAATCAACTGTTAGATGATTATAAAAAAGATAGAGTCTCAAGAAAAGATTGGGAAACTTCATACACTAGTAATTTAGATTTACTTGGTATTAAACACACAGAAATGACTAGACCGTTCAAAGGTTCGGCATCCGTGACCCATCCACTTTTATCAGAAGCAGTTACACAATTTCAAGCACAAGCCTATAAAGAATTACTCCCGTCTCAAGGACCAGTAAGAACTAGAGTTCTCGGTATGGAAGATAATGAAAAAGTAAATCAAGCACAACGTGTTCAAGATTTTATGAACTATATGATCACAGAGGAAATGGAAGAGTATACTCCAGAGTTTGATCAATTATTATTTTATTTAGCACTTGCAGGATCAGCATTTAAAAAAGTTTATTATGATGAAGTAATGCAAAGAGCTGTATCTAAATTTATTCCTGCAGAAGATTTAGTGGTACCATATTATGCAACTGATTTAATGGAATGTGAAAGAATTACTCATGTAATTAAAATGGGAGAGAATGAAATACTTAAAAAACAAGCAGCAGGATTTTATAGAGACGTAGAACTTAAACCTACTTCAAGTGGTCCCACAGAAATTGAAAAAAAATACCAAGAGTTAGAAGGAGTAACACCTTCAGGTGATAAACAATATTCATACCAAATTCTTGAAATGCATGTAGATTGTAATCTTGAAGAATTTGAAAACACAAATTCAGAAAAAGAAGTAAAAGTCCCCTACATTATTACTATTGATGAAGGCTCTGGAGAGGTGTTATCTATATATCATAACTACGATATCAATGATGATACTAAAAAAAGAAAAGAATATTTTGTACATTTTAAATTTTTACCAGGATTAGGGTTCTATGGTTTTGGTTTAACACATATGATAGGTGGATTATCTAGAACTGCTACACAATCATTAAGACAATTACTAGATGCAGGTACATTATCTAACTTACCAGCAGGATTTAAGTCTAGAGGTATAAGAATTAGAGATGATGATCAACCATTTCAGCCAGGAGAGTTCAGAGATGTAGACGCACCAGGTGGAAATATCAAAGATCAGTTTCAAATTTTACCATTTAAGGAGCCATCAGCTACATTATACCAGTTAATGGGCTTTGTTGTACAGGCAGGACAGAAGTTTGCAGCAATAACTAACATGGATACTGGTAATGACATGCAAAATAGAGCTGTTGGTACTACTGTTGCACTCTTGGAACGTGGTTCTAGGGTCATGAGCGCAATACACAAGCGATGTTACTACTCAATGCGTAAAGAATTTAGACTTTTATCAAAAGTTTTTGCAACTTATCTACCACCACTTTATCCATATTCAGTTTACGGTGCTGATCAAGCAGTAAAACAAACTGATTTTGATGAAAGAGTTGATGTAATTCCAGTTGCTGACCCAAATATTATGAGTATGGCACAAAGAGTGACGTTAGCTAATGAAAATTTAAAGATAGCTATGTCAAATCCAATGATGCACAACTTAAGAGAAGCATATCGTAGAGTATATGAAGCATTAGGCACTCAAGATATAGATCAATTGCTTAGACCAGAAGAAAAACCAATACCAAAAGACCCTGCTACAGAAAATATGGATGTATTAATGCAAAAACCTCTTAAAGCATTTCCAGATCAAGATCATGATGCACATATCAATGCACATAGAGCATTTATGTCAACGAGAATGGTTCAAATTAATCCACAAGTCTATTCAGCTCTACAATCTCACATATCCGAACATGTTTCGATGAAAGCACAACAAGAAGTAGGTAGTATGATATCTAATGATCCTATGATGCAAGCTAGATTAGAAACTGATCCTCAAGGAATGCAAGTTGAAGTAAATGCTTTAATAGCAAGAAGAGTTGCGGAACTTACAATGGAACTTGCACAGAGTGAAGCTATGGGTCAACAAAAAGATCCACTAGTTGCATTAAAGGAAAGAGAGTTAGATATCAAAGCAATGGATCTGCAAAGAAAAACAGAGCAGGATATGAACATAAATGAAATAAGAGAAAATGAAATTGATGAAAGAATTGATTTAGAGAAAATGAAATTAGAAAATAACGAAGATCAAGCTGCAGAAAGAATTAGAATTGCAGAAGAAAAATTAGATCTTGCGAGAAAGAAGAAAAAATAATGAAAAGAAAAATTAGAAAATATAAAGGTGGAGGAATGGACGCTGGCGCAGGATCAGATTTTAAAAGTCCAGACGTAAACAAAAGTAAAAATACAAATACCAATAAAGGTGATGGGGG